GTTCGCGTTTTCTCTCTCCCCGGCGCATCCAAAATTGTGCAGAAAAAAAACTAATTAAAAATGAAAACTTTAAAAAGTAGAAAATATAATGGGAACTATAAAAAAATTAGAGAAATTGTTTTGGCTCAAAAACCAAAATGTTTTTACTGCAAAAAGGCTGTCGCAACCACGCTAGACCATGAACCACCCATTGATTCCTTTCCGTCACCGGAACTTTGGGTGGGTTCATTAAGACCATCATGTGCAAGTTGTAACTATTCAAGGGGGGCTAAATATGGAAATGCAAAACGCAAAGCAATTAAAAATAGTCGCAAGTGGTAAGCCTAAAAAGAAGTTAGGCCGGCACACTGCCGCTATGGTCAAATCATTGCAAGGCCGTAATGATATTGATGATGTAAAGCGTGAGATGTTATTAGGTTTAGCACGCGCCTGGGATCGCATTGAAGAATCCGGTAAGGGTGGTCATACAATCCCATCTATATCTAAAGAGTTGCGTGAAATATGGGATTCATGTGCATTGCCTGATGAGGATGATATATTTGAGTAAATCCTTATGTACGCCTAGATGGGCATCATTAAGAGATGAAGCGTGTGAAACAGATGGCGATAAATTAGCCCAGGTAGCAAACTTATTAGGTTTTGATTTATTTGATTGGCAACGCTATGTAGCAGATGTAGGTTTAGAAAAAGATGCAACCGGGTTATACAAGTACAGATCAGTATGCGCTCAGGTAGGCAGGCAGAATGGTAAAAGCAAACTTATTGAAACGCGTATTGCTTATGAGTTATTACAACCTAAAAGACATGTTGCATATACAGCCCAAGACCGCAATATGGCTAAGAGTAAATGGGAAGAACATTTATTAAGTTTTCAATTATCACCTAAGTTTGCTAAACGCATTGCTAGGGTATCTAGGGTTAATGGCAGTGAAAAGATATACATGCGTAATGGATCAACTTATGGAATTGTTACACCTAATGATAAAGGCGCACGCGGCCTTAGTTTAAATTTAATGGTTATTGATGAAGCATTAACCCATCCACTATCACTGATTGCTAATTTACAGCCAACACTTGCAACTAAACGCAATGGTCAGTTATGGATTTTATCTAATGCCGGCAGGCCGGGAGAATCTGAGTTATTAGAGCATTACCGCGAAATAGGCCACCGCGAAATAGCCGAACCACAAAACAAACTTGCATGGTTTGAATGGTGTCCATCATCAGATGATTTTGATTATATGGATCAAGAAGTTTGGTATCAGGCTATACCTTCATTGCATGAAGAAAAAGGCGTATTGCTAGATGCGGTGAAAGAAGCGGCTACAACTAATAGCCCTGAAATATTTACAAAGGAATGGTTAAATGTATGGCCATCAAGAGATGCAGTACAGGTGATCAATACTGAATTGTGGGATTCTTTGGCTAGAACAGATATTGCAGTAGGCAATCAAATTGTCTTTGGTGTGGACATATCGCGTGAGCGCGATAAGGCTTCAATAGGTGCATCAGGCTTAGTAAGAGATTTTACACCGGTTGAGTTGATTGAGTGTAAAGAAGGTACATCATGGGTATTGCCACGCTTAGTTGAGTTATGTAAGAGATATAACACAAAGGTGGTAATTGATACTGGATCACCGGCGGCATCATTGATAGCCGAACTGGAAAAAGAAAACATAGGCGTTATGTCTATTCACTTGCGTGATTACGCTATGGCATGTGGTTCATTCTATGATGCAGTACAGGCCAAAACTATATGCCATTTAGATGACCCTAATTTAAAAACAGCCATTATGGGTTCAACTAAACGGCCATTGGGTGATTCCTGGGCATGGAATCGCCAAAGCACAACTAACATCACGCCACTTGTAGCGGTTACGCTGGCACGCTATGGTGTGGTAACAAAAATAGAAGATCAGCCGGTTGCAAGGAGTAAAATATACTAATGAAATACATATCATCAGTTTTACAAATAATAGGTTCTTTAGTGATAGTTGCAGGTGTCGCAACAATTAACCCACTGATAGCGGTAATATTATCGGGTGCATTTTTAGTTTTATTTGGTATTGCTTTGGAAAACAGAGGTAAATAATGCTAGGCCGATTGCTTAAAAGACAAATTCAATCATCTATGGTTTATACATCTTCAGGCTATGTAGATTCTTTGGGTAGAGTTGGCCGATTCTTTGAAGGCAATTGGGCAGGTGCTTATGTAGATCAAAATACCGCTTTAGGTATTCCGGCAATCTATCGCGGTATAACTTTAATTAGTGATGCGATTGGTGCGCTTCCGCTTTGTGCATATCGTAATAAGCGCGAAGTATTACCAACACCACAAATTTTAATGCGCCCAGTGCCAACTGAAACTCGGATGGAAACAATTAGCGCAATGGCGGCGGCTTTAATTATTCATGGTAATTATGTTGCAGTATTGGGTGAACCAGGTGCTAATGGATTACCTGATTCAATTTATCCAGTATCACCTGATCGCGTACAAGTAAGTACCGACAAAGGCAGAATCATTTACAAAATTGATGAGCGTACTTACGATCAATCAGAGATTATGCACATTAAGAATTTTACACTGCCAGGTGATTTAGTTGGTAAAGGTATATTGGCAGTTGCAAAACAAGCATTGGGTAAAGAGATTGCAATCAATGAATACGCATCAAGATATTTTGATGGTGGTGTAAACCCAACGGCAGTTATCAAATCTGCAAACCCTGATCTTTCACAAGAAGAAGCGGATGCGCTAAAAAGCGCGTGGATGGCAATGTACTCATCACGCAATAGATCACCGGTAGTTATGAACTCATCAACTGATTTTGAAGTATTAAGTTCTAATGCGGCTGAATCACAATTAGTAGAAGCACAAACAGCCGGACTAACAGAAGCGGCAAACATTTTAGGTTTACCGCCCTATTTCTTAGGATCACCTAATTCAAGCCGCACTTATTCAAATGTCGTAGAAGAAAATTTACAATTGATTAAGTGGTCAATCCAGCCAATAGCCGAGAGAATAGAAGCGGCATTTTCTGATCTACTTGTCCGGGGTCAAACAGCCGGCTTTAAATATGATTCATTATTAAAAACAGATACAGCAAGTAGATATAACGCTTATGCAACTGCCTTGTCTAATGGCTTCTTATCTGTTGATGAAGTTAGAAATTATGAAAATCTTGATCCTATGGATTATGAAGAAGGGGATGAAGTAGAAGGCGTGGATGATTCATTACAAAGTGATGTAGTAGATACAGTAGAGGATGAAAACTATGTCTGAAGAAAAAATGGAAAATAGAAATTACTCAGTAAATTTAGAGTTACGCGCCAATGGAGATGGCCGCACTATTTTTGGTATTGCCGTGCCTTACAATAAAGAACAGCGAATCACCAGCACAATGATTGAAGTATTTAGAAAAGGCGTGTTTGCAGAAGTCATCAAAGCACCGCACCGGGTCAAACTACTTAGGGGTCATGGTGAAAACAATGTACTAGGCCGTGCCACATTACTTAGGGAAACCGAAGAAGGCTTGTATGCAGAATTTAAAATATCAAAAACGCGTGAAGGTGATGAAGCGTTGGAATTAGTCAAAGATGGCGCATTAGATCAACTATCAGTTGGGTTTATGCCAATTAAGAATAAAAAACGGCCTGATGGGGTTATGGAAAGAATCAAAGCACATTTGGCTGAAGTATCACTTGTAACCTTTGGTGCTTATGGTGAACTAGCAAGCATTACAGGTATGCGTGATGGCCAACCACAAATGACACCTAGACTAGATGAAGCAAGGAAGATATTAGATGCCATACAGCGTAGTAAGTAACCACCCTGAGTGTGAAGGATATGCAGTTGTAAAAACTGATACTAATGAACTAATTGGTTGCCACAAAACGCAATCTCAGGCAGAAGATCAAATGACCGCTATTAACATTTCAGAGTATGGTGAGAATCGTGCCGAAGGTTATGCACCTACTGATGCAATGAAGACAGAAGCACAAAGAGGATTAGATTGGCGTAGTGAATTTGGTCGCGGTGGTACAGAGATAGGAATTGCCAGGGCTAGAGATATTGTCAATGGTAAAAATTTACCTTTGGAAACTGTTAATCGTATGGTGTCATTTTTTGCTAGGCATGAAGTAGATAAAAAGGCAGAAGGCTTTAGCCCAGGCGAAGATGGCTATCCTTCTAATGGTCGCATTGCCTGGGCTTTATGGGGTGGAGATGCCGGCAAGTCATGGTCAGAAAAGATTGCTAACCAAAATCGTACTGAAGAAAAAACAAGATTTAACACTGCCCTACAAATACTAAAAGATTTAAAAAAAGAGATATAATTTTGTCAAGTCGTAGAACACCTAACCCTGGTATCCAGCGCGTTACACCTTCTCGCTAAAACAACTAACTAATAGGAGAAACATGTCTAATACTTTTCTAACTTCTCTACGCGAGAAGCGCGAATCAAAGACATCTCTAATTCAGGCAACTTTAGATCGTGCCGCAGAAGAAGCACGCGATCTATCCGAAGTTGAGTTGGCTAATGTAGAAGCCCTTAACTTGGAGATCAAAAAGTTGGATGAAAGAATTGAGCAGATGTCAGATATTGAAATTCGCAACCAAAAGGCCGCAGATTTGGCCGCTAAGGTTGATGCGAATGTTGAGCCAAAAAAGGAAGTACGCGCAGGTGGCTTTACTGTTACACGCGAAGAACTAACTTACTCAGAGCGCACCGCAGATAAATTCTTAGGTGATGCACTAAAAGCACAATTTGCAAATGACTATGAAGCATCAGAGCGTATTCAACGCCACCAAAAAGAAATGGCTGTTGAAAAGCGTGCATCTGATTCAGGTAACTTTGCAGGCCTTGTAGTACCACAGTATTTAGTTGATCTATATGCACCATTAGCACGCGCCGGTAGGCCGTTCGCTGATGCCGCACGCAAGCATCCACTACCTTCACAGGGCATGTCTGTGGTCATTAGCCGTATTACAACTGGCACAAATGTGGCTTATCAAACATCAGAAAACACTGCCGCAGTAAGCACTGATCCTGATGACACAACACTGACAGTAAATGTAAATACAATCGCTGGACAAAACAGCATTTCAAAACAAGCATTACTACGCGGATACAACATTGAAAACATTGTATTAGCAGACTTGCTACGCGCTTATCACACAAAACTTGATGATGCGCTTCTAAATGGATCAGGATCAAATGG